CTTACCCGATAAGGGGTCGCCATTAGAGATTCTTGCAAAGGGTCGAGTGACTTTCTTTTCCCCCACGATCTCCGAGAAGGAGGAACGATCTGAACCAACCAAAGCAATCCAGCCGTGCAAGCAACATTGATAATAGACATCTCGGGTTTGATCGCCCGAATCAATAAAGACCATTTTGGGTTGTACCTTAAACTCGTCTGCCTTTGCCTCGATATCGCCCCAAGTCTCAAGGCGGCCAGCCCATACCATCCGAGATTTACCTTCATCGTTATACGCTCGAACCAGTACCCAAGTATGAAAGCCACCGGACTCTTGCACATCGACGGACATCACGCACTTCTCGCCCTCCCTAACCTCGCCCATTTTATACCCACCCGCCTTAATCTCAATCCGCTCCTGTTCGTGTTCCAACCAAGGCTCGGCCAAGACTCGATTGATAAAATCTTGTAAGCCCACAATTCCCGCATACTTATCTTGTAGGAATTTTACAGCCAGCCCCCCAAAGGTCACCCACGGAGGATAGAGTCCTGAGAGGTGGAAAGAACGCCTACCCGGCTCTCCGTTGGGGTTAGTTGCCCTCCACTCTCCTCCTCTTAGCATGGCGGTTTTCTGTCCGTCAGTAATTGGCTTCTTGCATCCCTCGCACTCATAATAGGCGGAAGATTTTACTAAGGAAAAGTCATAAACTCCGTCCTCTAGTTTCGCCTTATCGTCCCACTTAACTTGTCCCCAAATAAGTTTCTGTTTCAATCCGCAGTATGGGCAAGGCACAAAGAAAAAGCGCATATCCCCTTTTAGCCATTCGCTCCAAATGATTGAGTCGGCAGTTGTCGGGGTGCTAGTTGCGATGATTAAATGATTGGGATAGGTGCTAACTCTGGCCTCTGCAAGTTGAACTGGATTGGCCTCTCGCCCCGCTCCCGCTTGCTCTGGGAACTTGTCCACCTCATCCATACAAAGCAAAGCAATCGAGCGACTAGAAAGAGCGGAGGGGCTAGTACCAGCCCACCAGACCGAACATCTTTTGAAATGCTGTTCTAGGATTTTTATTTTGTCTGTATTTTCTGGCTTCTCTCTGGCTAGGGCTGGGCAATCCTCAACCATTGGAAGCCATCTAGTTTCTGTGAATGATCTGGCCAAATGCTCGGAGGGCATCACCCACAAGACAGGGCAAGGCCGCTCTGCGATTCTGTACGCTAGGCCAGCGAGGATAGTTGTGGTTTTGCTTGTCTGCGCCCCCCATACCAAAACAACTCGCCTAATCGAATCATCCCCGAAAGCCTCTAGCGGTTCTCTCACATAGGGGGTGAGGTTTGTCGAGTATGCCCCCGGTATGTTCGTCACCCTTGCCGAAAGCGTAAGGTTTTTCTCTGCCCATTCTGGAATTGAAAGATGTTCTCTTGGCTTGAATAAATCCCTAGTAAATCCGTTGACTTCCGCAAGCGGGTTCATACTCCGCACATTCCCTCTTCACAATGAGGGTGGTTCTCGCCGAATATGTCCATCTGCCCTTTATCGAAATCGTTTCTAAAATCTACTTCTTCAATGGGGACGCAAGACTTGTGGAGGAACGGAGTCGAGTCAAAGTTTTCACTATTCTTCTTTGCGACTTGCATATCCTTCTCGAATTGTACTGCTCGTTGAAATGCTTCTGGCTCTTCTGTTTTTAGCCTCTTCCATTCTTTGTTCGAGTGGAATGGGCAATATACGCACGATGACCTTGGAGGTTTTGGGTATCCATTCTTTTCCATCCAATCCAAACAATGCCCACGATGCATTTTTAATTCTATTAGAGGCCATCTGCTCTGCGCCCAAGCATCTCTGGATGGCTTGCAACGATGCCATTCGTCTACCGATATTCCGATATATTGCGTGACGCTAATGTGCTTCTGCCCTCGTTTTATTTCGCACATCTTTCGGGCTTCTTTCATAATCGGCTTGATCTTAAAATCTGCCGTGCAAGATCGAAACACTATCTTCCCCAGCTTTCCTTTTGCGCTTTTTGTAAAGAATGGAATGTTTGTTCTGCTGAACTTGCGGCCATCTTTTGTCACCCTCATTTTGAGCGACTCTTTAGATAGGCTTCCAGCGGTTACGATGTGAACTGGAAATGGAAGTAATGGCGTAAGTTCGGCGAGCCAATCATAAACGCTTTGTGGTTCGTCTTGTGTGTCGGCAAAGATAGCGAAGTCTGGCATCGGGCCTACCTCGCCCTTTGCACACATCAACGCCAAGCAACTAGACTGAACCCCAGCACCAAGAGAGATGATGTTGCGATCTGTTTTTATGTCTGGGGGAAGTAGTGGATTCATCGCCTCACCATAAGGCTCTTTTCGTAAGCCCATTTCGGATTCATATGAATCTTGTGGTGGCAATCAAAGCACACCGCCAAGAAGAACTCCACCTCATTGAGCCTGTCCCCGAATCTCCCCCGCCTGTGGTGAACTTGGCTTGCTACGCTTGAGCATACTTGGCAGAGAGGGTTGAGCGTTAGGAACTGCTCTCTCACTTCTTTGTACACATCGTTCTGCAACTTCCGCTTCTTGGACACTCGTCGGAGCGGGGTCTTGCGCTTTAGGGGGGAGCGTTTCATTCGTCGAATTGCGAAAGGCTAAGGCCAAGGATTGATATGGCAACCAACAAAAGAAGGAAGCACTCGTTCACTTGTTGAGCCACTTTCCAATACACTCAAACAAGGTGACGATCAGATAGGCTAGAATGATGAAGCCCCAGAACGCCACATTGAGAATCACGACTGCAAGCACTATCCCCACGGCTATTTTTAACGCTAGTATCATTTGAACTCTCCTTCTGCTTTTTGGATTGTAACGAAGATTTGATCTACCCCTTCTTGGATGGCCACCTTTGCACACTCTGGGTCTGAGGGGTTGGCTCGGGCTGAAAGGGAGGAGGGCATTGCGTCCATTAGGTTGCGGATTGCTCCGAACCAAGTTGTGATAAATTCCCGCACTTCGTCCATCCTAATCGTCTGCCTTGTTGTTTCCTCATGGCGAGCGTGTTCCATTTCGGCTTCTGATACTCGCTTCTTTGCTTCGCCCCATCCATTGATTGCAGACCGCATAGCAACTGGGTTTTCTGCGTTCTTTGCTTTCACCACTAGATCGTAGGCGGCCACTTCTATTTTCTTTGACCTCTCCAATCTTCCCAAGGAATTTACCAATCTGAATGAGCTTGCGTCTAATTCTTTCTGTGGCTCTGAGGACGGCAACGACTTCGGAAGGATTGACCTTGCTGTGCTTACCCTTGTTTGATTTGCCAATCGCCATCGTTGAGCGTCCGATTCGGAGGTTAGGGGCATCCCACGCTTTACCATCCTTGAGAGTTGCCCCTTGTCGATGCTCCATTTTTCTCTGAGTTCTTTTTGCGTAATCATTGGCTAGGGCTATGGCAGAGGGATATTCCTCGTTCATTTGGCAAGCGTGGCCTTCTTGTTGGTCAGATTTTCCCATCGCTTCACTATCACATCGCAGTAGTTTGGGCTGATTTCAATAATTCTGGCTTGTTTTTTAATTCTTTCACAAGCCAATACCGTCCCACCAGAACCACCAAAAAAATCTATAACTATTTTTTTGTCCGTATGAGATTTCAAGCAATATTCTATTAGTTCAGTTGGCTTAATTGTTGGGTGAAATTTTTGTATTTCTCTTTTGCATTCAAAAATATTCGCACCATAAAAAGGATTCCCGTTGTCTCCCCAATACCATATAAATTCGTGACAAGGTTCATATCTGTGCATTCTGTGTTGAATTGGTTTAATCCAAACAATGCAGTTTTTTGGAGTTCCCAAGCTAGATGTTGCGTCTAAAAACTTTTTTGCAGTTTTAGAGTCACCGCAAATATAGGCTGTGTCTACTTTAACATTTAAAATTGCGTCTTTAATAACTTGTGCAAATTCATCTCCATCGTTTTCTATCGATTCTCCATTTGATTTTTTAATATAATTAAATCCATAAGGAGGATCAGTAAAAACCATATCTGCCTTTTCCCCATTCATTAGCCTAGCCACATCCTCTGCCTTCGTTGAGTCCCCGCAAAGAACCCTATGTTCCCCAAGAAGCCACAAGTCACCCAGCTTGGTAATCGCATCCACCGGAACCTCTGGTACTTCGTCCTCCTCTATTGGATGCAAGGATTCCATCATTTCGGCGATCTCATCCATAGCAAACCCTGTTACTTCCATGTCCAGATCGCCTGTGTCGATTTCCTCTAGGATGTCTTTGAGCATCGGCATATCGAACTCTCCACTCAGTTTGTTCAAGGCGATGTTGGCCGCCTTCTCCTTTTGCTCGCTAAGATCGACCGCCCACACCTCCACCTCAGTCTTGCCCATCGCTTGATAGACCTTGAGCCTCTGATGGCCTCCAACCACATTTCCAGTTCGAGCGTTCCAAGTGATCGGCTGAATATTTCCAAACTCGGCGAGGCTTTTTGTTAGCCTTCCCATCGACTCATCGCTGATGGTTCGTGGGTTATATTTTGATGGTGAGATTTCAATGATTTTTTTAATTAGCAAGCAAGGGTAGTTCATCTTTTCTTTATCCTTTGTTGACGCAAGTGTTTTCAAGTCAACTCGCACAAAATAATCGCGTTTTCTCTTTTCT